CCTCGATTCTCATTACTGTGCGTAATGGGTCTTCTAACCAAGTTCGCTTGATAGAAGTGAGGAGCATTTTATGATCCTCGTCTAGGAATCTTACCTTTGATTCCTCTGGTATCTCTGTACAGTCAGAGATCAGTCGCTTATACACATGATATTTGTGTAAAGATAGACCGTGCTTTGAACGCTCGGTCCTCATGTACTTATAAGTCCATGTCCCGTCAAGTATCATCTTGATTCGGTACGCGACTTCTGAAGACCTTGATTTGGTCTCTATAACAGAAGTCACGAAAGGTGCATCTGGATAGAATACACCATCACCCCCTATATCAAGGGGTGTCATCGGGCACGCCGTGCTCGATGGTACTGGCACTAATACCTTTTGGAGTAATAGTGCTGCTTTGAACGTTTGTTCAAAGAGTGTGTTAGTGCTACTAACCCACTTCATCTCTTTTCCCAAAAGAGATGTCCGACCTAAGTCGGTAAAAGAGTCCCTCTGCATATCAGTTCGGACCGGGATCAGAAGTCTGATCCTCGGGTAATCTATATACCCGCAGAATTTCCTATTAGTGAAACTCTGTCTCTTGATTTGTGTCAAGAGTGCATGTGTCACACGTTGTGGCACAAGGGCCATCTCCTCACAGTAGAAGATGACTGATTCTGAGATGTATGTATCTTTCTCAGACACCTTAAATCCAAGGGATTTAAGGTGACTTAGTACCAGGAGTAATGTCTCCCTTTTGATACTAAGAGCGACGATATCGTCGCCTACGGCCGAATAAACTAAGCCGCCATTTACAGATGCTAATCTGTAAATGTACTCTTGACATAAAGTCAAGAGAGTTTTGGTCATTGGATCACCCATAAACCAACCTCTCTTCTTGGTTATTACACCAAGAGGAGTCTCTACCTGCCTATCAGAGCAGTAGAGTTCTGCCGCCAGTTTAACTAGTCCCTTAGGGGAACCTGGCGGGAGTAGGGATATAATAATATCCCACATCTGTTTACACAGATGGAGGTTACCGTAATCGGTCGCCTCTTCTAGGTCTGTACTTAGGCCTAGTATAGGGTCACCAGTCATTCGATTGGTTTCCAGTACATCCCAAAGGTTATTATTGGGATGAAGATCTTCCTGTAGGAAGTTCCACAGGTGCCGAGTAAATCTCAGACCTGAACGTGTACGTTGAGTACACGCAACCCCCTTAAGTAGGTGGGCAACCACATTCATGATGTTCATGTATGCGAACGAAGCAACAGTTACAACTCTTGCTTTCGACGGTTCCTTGATGGTAACCGCACGTACTCTTAGTACGTGATCCCTCTCCCGTAGGTACTGCTCCAAGCAGTAGTCTAACACATCTTGCGGTGTGCTAACTCTTCTTGGTTCAGACCAAACACGGGTGAGTTCTTCTCCAAATATATCATATTTGAAGTCAATTGTCTTCTTAACAATTGTTTGCAGAGCGGCTGTTTGGCCACCCTGTCCTCTACTTGATTCAAAGCAAGCTGAGGTTCCTGAAGATAACTTACAGGATCTTCCTGTAACTTTCGTTACAGGTCTCAATACATCAGCCATGATGTATTGGTCGATGTGAATCTCTTCACATGGAGTCTGTATCGTTTTACAGAACTTCTCCATGGCTTTTCTAGCCATGATGTTGTCTGCCAGGCCAGTTGCTCTGGTTTGACAAAATAGCTGGATCACTTCATAGTAAAGTGCCAGATCTTCTCTTCTACTTGAGAAGCTTCTCTGAGGAATTGCTTCGATCAGAGCTGCCCGGATTTTTGACATTCCAGGGCCCTTTGGAAAACCTTTTCCAAAAGGATTTTCAGCCGCATATTTGCGGACCTGACATCTCCAATTCTTTAAATTGGAAATGAATAACGCATAGTTCTGGCTCATAAGGCTCAGAACTTGGCGAACGATAGGATCAATAAGATCATATCGACCGTCCATTCCTAATAGGACGAGTGGTATAATTATACCATCAGCAGTGTACCACCACTGCTGCACATGGTTAAACCCATGTGAATGTAACCTAGCGCCTAGCTGGATTACAAATCTCTGGTTTGTTTTAAACCAGAGCGTTTTCAGCATATAATGACACTGTTGATCAGGGGTGAGTTGTGAAACTCTCTCCTTTCTCTTCAGTATGTCAATATGTTGCTCAGGGAACCGTTTTCGGATCACTGCTCTATTGAATCTCCGCTCAAATAGAGAACTACAACTTTTAGTTTGTAGATAGTAGTCTTCGAGCAGAATGACTACACGATCGCGTACATTCGCGGTCGCATTGGCTTTATTGCCAATGACAATCTTGTGTCCGTACCGTCCCACGGAGGGGATCGGGGGACACCAGCG